GCCCACCTTTCGGCGGGCGTTACTCCATCGTGGGGTGCGTCCGTCGCTTGGTGTGTCGAGCTCTCTTCAAACCAAACAATCATGCAACAACTACAATTAGCACTCTTCCAGAAGGTTATATCCTTTCTGGACAGAGCCTACTTGCACGTTGGTGCTGATCTTGGGCTTATCCGAGAGTGGGTTGGGATGGTCGATAAGCGGCTAACCACAAGGGGAGCGGTAGACACCGTAGCTTGGATCAAATTGATCCGGCTGGCCTCTACCCGCTACCTTTGCGGCGAACCTTTATCGCCAGACCAATGCCCTGGTGTTGAGCTTGACGATCAGGGATTACCTAAAATCCCCGTCGCCCAGCTCATGCGTGAACGCCAACCCAACCACGTACGACTCGCGTTGACATTACTGAATGTCTCGCGGATCGTAAAAGGAACGAAAGCGCCAGACCTTAGTACGATTACAGAACCTGGGAAGGACTTTGACTCCAGTCTTGGAGCCTCCTTCGCAGCTACTGTTAAGCGGCTAGGCTGGTCGCTTCCGCTCCCACGTTGGGAGGGGTGGCATGTCACCACCAAGGCAGGCCCGAATGCTCAAGCCCTGTTGGGAGCAATTGAGGACGTTTCTCTCTTATCCGAGGATGCCATGAATGATCTTGGCATTCTGGGCGGAGAGGAATTAGTCCAGTCAATTGGTACCCTCCGGCTCTTTAGCCCCCTTGCCTGGCTCGACAAGTTTGGTCTTACTCCAAAGGGGAGAAGATCTAAGCTTGCACGAATCAGGGACAAGGAAACCAAGTGCCGGATTGTTGGAATCTTGGATTATCCGTCTCAATCAGCTCTTTACCCGTTACACACAGCCCTGATGGCTCTGTTGAAACGGCTGAAGCCTGATTGTACGTTTAACCAAGGTTCCTTCAGGGCCACACTACCTCGGAAAGGACCGTATTATTCTTATGATTTGAGCGCCGCGACAGACCGGTTCCCTGTAACCCTACAGGTAGCTGTTTTGGAGCAACTCATCTCACCTGAATATGCGGCGGCGTGGAAGAGAACAGTAATAGACCGGGACTTTACGGTCACATGGGTCCGGCCAAACGAGAACATCCGTTACTCGGTTGGTCAGCCTATGGGAGCGTACAGTTCTTGGGCTCTATTTGCTGTTACTCACCACGTTGCAGTCCGGCTCGCGGCTGAAAGAGCTGGTTATCCAGACTTTCAGGCCTACGCTTTATTAGGAGACGATATCGTTCTCACTAATGAAGCCGTAGCCCGCGAGTATCGGGCTCTCCTTTCGGAGATAGGTGTAGGCATCTCTGACACAAAGTCACATGTATCCAAGGATACATATGAGTTTGCCAAGCGATGGATACACCGTGGAACTGAGGTATCCCCCGCGCCTTTAGGTTCCCTATTCGAAGCAATGCGCCTCGATAAGACTTGGACTAACGGTTTCTCTCACCCTGAGAAAGGCGTTAAGTTCATTTCTTATTACGAGGTAGCAACTTGGTTTAGAGACCTAGAAGCTCGGTGGGTACCGCGATCCTACACGATGGTAACCCGGGGCTTGGTTGCATCACTCCTGAAGCTTTTATCATCGTCAACGGCGTATGCCGAAAGACTTGCTGATAAAGCATACAGGTTCTTCTTGTTACCATCAAGAGATGATAACAAGAACCTGAGACGGGAGAAAGCGAGAATATTGCTTTCCCTCATATCAGGTAACATCTTTTCTTGCAATTTCGCCTCGTCATATCGTGGGTGCCTGGCTACTCCAGAAGATATCCATCTAATGGAAGCAGACCAGTGGCTCATGATGTGGTTGAACGAGTGCAAGGCAAGGGTGTTAGAGGATGCAATCAAGAAGCAGTTAGCAACCTTACAGAGGTTTCAATTAGAACTCGGTAAGTTTGTGGACCTGCTTCCTGAAGGGTTGGATGCCCAATCGACACTGCTGTCCTTGCCTCCTCTCGCTGTTATTGTGAGAAATATCTCGCAACTTCAGTTAGAGTTTGATAAGGCGCATCAGGTCAGGGACTCATCAGACGTTCAACACTGGTTGAACCTCGAAGTGAGATTATTCCTTGATCCTTTTGCGGTCTTATCGACAAGGACAAGCAAGACCGTGGCAACAACAAAGGCAACTGTCCTTAACCACGTTACGGCTATGCTTCGCGGTATAGATAGGGCCCGTACTTTGGCAGTCACAGATATTTCTCTTAGGAGTCTTATCTGGGATGTGACAAACTACGAGGTCTTACCTACACGCGGAGATAGACGTAAACGGCGCCGAATAGGCTCAGGTAAGGGTTGCAGTCCCAACATCGCTCCTAATAAGGGGGTACTTGGTAGATCCCCTTAAAGGGTTGGCGTTGGGGGGTGCTGAGTTGTTACCGCCCTTGTGGCAGTGGATTGCTCCCTGCAGATTGCGGCAAGCTTCGAGCCCTCAGAGGAGGGTAAGTCGAAGATTGGCTCAACCTATACAAGGTGGCCTCCTTCTTCCGAACGTAACCGGGCCCTAATAGAGTTCTCCCCGTGAGGGGTTCCCTTTATTAGGTGATACCTGGTGCGCCACGCAGTGGTTCACGCCCCCTTAGGGTTATGAATCCTCTTGGCAAGTCGCGACCTCTACCCAGCCGATGGCTTGGTAATGGCATCCCATAGTTGGGATATGTAGCGATACTACCTCGAGGGCAACTCATAATTCCTAATGGGAAACGGG